CGTGAGGTTGCACTACTCCGTTACTTGCACTATCTAATGCCCACCAACTAACTAAACTTGTTTTTTCTACACCCTTTAGTTGGCTATAGGATTTGTTCATTATGGATTGGACTTCTTCTTGTTCAAGTTCTCTACTCCATAATGCTACATTGGTCATACTTCCTTTGAAAAAATTAGTATCGTTATTTTGACATCCTATTTTTGTTGTAGATGAAGAAATAGTAATACCACTAACGCACACATGAGTCCAAGTATTTAATGGTACTGTAGTTCCTGCTACTCCATTAATATATTTAGTACCACTTGCAGAATAAATCTCATTATTAGCGTTATTAGCAAAAGCTACATAACCTGTGCCACTATCTTTTCTAAAATCAATAAAGTATGCACCATCTTGCCTCGTTTTAAATACCCATCCCATTACTGTATATGTACCATTTGATAATGTTGCTGATACATCAATTCTATCATTCGTACCATCAAACTCTATTGAACCTTCTGATGGGAACTTTAGCGTGTCTGACTTATTAGATTTAAAGTCGAGGTATAACTTAAGGTTGTCCTTAACAAAGGTTAAAAGGGATGCACCACCCTTGGTTAATGTACTTGCTAATCCAAGCATACTAACCTAAGTATGCTACAACTGATCCACTAGCTAAAGTAAATGCAGTCCAACTACCAAATATTGTAACTCCTTGCGGAAAGGTATTAGAAGAATCTATCGCATCTCCATTACCACCAGCAGTGCCAATATAAGAACTACTTGATGGTGTTAAAGTTGTAAATGTAGAATCTTCTAAAAATTGAATCGCAACAATTTTCTTACCTGAAATAGCATCTGTACCATCTTCAAATAGGCAACCATTTTGCCCTAATGATACATTCTGCGATTCTTGAACTGAGTATTTGTGTATATTTGCCATATTTTCTCCATCTCTAAGGTTTGGCGCACCGTGAACGAGACATTAAGATTGTTTTTTCTTAGCCTTTTTCTTGACTTCCTTAACGATCTTTGGCCCACCGAGCTTATTCTTTTGCACTTCATAGCCTTCATTAACAAGCGCTTGCGCTTTTTCTCTGCTATCTACGTTGCAATAATGATTGTCTTTTTTTAATACTATCATAATAATCTTTCTATATATTGCACTGGGCGATGACAAACCACCACCGCCCAGCATAGTTACCATTATGGATTCAAGAACTCAATTCCTTTCACATGGTTAGAAGTAGTAACTGCACATC